GCAGTATCGCCGTTTTTGAAGCCAGGCAGTAGGCTTGTCATCGCATGTTACTCTACACCATCTATCCCGTTGACCTTGCGAGCCATTCAAGTGCGCTAACACCTTACGAAACTTCCAGTATAAACTGATATCACCTTGCGAGATTTACCAGACTCAGTTGGCTTGCGCCCTGAGCGTTAGATACTTTTCACATACGACCGAGTCAGTCTTTGCTTTTTTGTTAGATAGTGGGTTTGACGCCACAGCCTATTCCTTAACATGGAATTGCTCTCAATGAGCTATATCAACCTACTGCGATGTGCTGACTCAGTTGCTGAATAATCTTTTGGACTACCCAATACAACACACCACGTACCTTTTGTCTTGCGAACTACTCAGTCGTCTTTTGCGATCAATGTCGGGTCTCGGCTTGCGCGTACCTCCATCAACCACTCAAACTGCATACAAGCCCTTGAGTGCAACCTCTCGGACAAATATGCTACCCTTTCTCATACCAATTAACTGGACTGGTTTTGTTGTGAGGTCAGCACCACCTGTTACTCTCTAATGACTTGCGTTTCCTTTCGGCGCTTAAATCATTAATTCTTTCCACAACATCCAGCGTCATTGTTACAACCACCGGTCTTATCAGTGATTGGACCCTCACGGGCCTGAGCAGGCTTGCTTAAACGAACTATCTCTAGCGAAGTTATGTAGGCATACCTTCTTTGGCTGTGTCACCACAGTTATTCTTCGTAGACGGCGAACCGTCTACAGGATGTTAAACCACCCTTATTTAATTTTTGGTGCCCTCTGTCTGTCTCGAACAGACCACCTACCGCTTACAAGGCGGTTGCTCTACCGGATGAGCTAAGAGGGCATTACCATATTGAAACACACTACCAGTCCCAGGGATTCGAACCCTCTGTCTTTTGTAGTTTACCACGACTTTTACGGTCAGGCAAGCAATGCGTTTTAATATGGTACTGCTACGGGGAATCGAACCCCGCTTAACGGCTTGAAAAGCCGCTGTCCTAACCGATAGACGATAGCAGTAAATATCACAAGATAAATTTTTAAAGAACTTTGCTGTTTTTAGCAGCTGATAGGTTATTATATAACAACCATCATTTATTGTACAACACTTTTTGTGATTTAACGCTTATAGATATAAACATCAATCATTGTGGCGTTAGCGATACCGCCAACGATGTTGCCACCCCAATCATAAGAAACTGGTTTAACTGAAGCCTTTTTGAAGTAGCCAGCGGCTGCAATCATCTTGACTTCTGGTTTACGACCACGAAGAACAACTCGGCTTTTAGTCGTTGACATTTTATTCAACATGCTAACAGCACCCTTGACTTCATCGATTCTCATCATGTCTGCAGCAGACTTTGTATCTGCCGTGAACACATAAGATTTCGAAGTACGTTTTGTCATTCTGTTTCCTTGTTTTGATAGATCAATTATACAACAAGTTCGATTTATTGTACATACTTTTCTAAAAATATTTTTGTATCACCTAAGTGTTACTTTTTAGAACCGCATCCACAAGTTTTTCAACTTATGGTGTATTGTACCACAACTTCGATTTATTGTACACAGGCTAGAACAGATCTACGCACTTTTTATTCGACTTTTACGTGTTGTCCCACATTCTGCACAACAACACGTAAAAATGTCATAAAAAACCCTTACGAATCAATAACTTACAACTGCAAAATCTCATCACGAGAACTCGCCCATTAAAAAAGCCCCTACTTGAGGGGCTTTGAGTGTAGTTCTATGCTATACCTTCAGCCCCGTTGCGGTCCTTTGATCTCATATGAGCAAGGGCGCGCAAAACTCTGGTCATTCCAACCATTGTTTCTTGTCGTCGATGTTATGAGGTGTAGCATTTGAATTTGATCTCCTAGATTCATATTTTATTTATATGAATTCTACTGTTACTTTAGTCTTTTTTCGAAACAAAACCATAAAGTTCTTGAGCTTTTTTAGTTAGCTCATCGATAGAGTATTGTGCTGGTGTAAAGTCTTTCCACGTTTCAGCAGTAACTTTACCAGCATCAACTGCAGCTTCATATGCACGATGTGCAAACTGCATATTGATTTCTTGTTGACGATCCATGTAGTCCTTGGCCATTCCAAGGATTTCAGTGCGTAGTTCGAAAGGGTTTTTTGACATAATAGTCTCCTGTGTGTGTATGGAACATTAAGGCTGTTCCGGTGCCTTCATTTTATTTATATGATTTAATTTGATTGAGCTGTTTTTTCGTCAGTGGACCATCATCTCTTTCATAGAGACTCAGTCGATCTGCTTCATTTTCTGACGACTGTCTTAAAGCTTCTTTAGCTTTTTCTTTTGCTTCTAAGTCTCTTGAGAAAATCAAATCCCAACGATTCTTATAGTCTTCATTTGCAACGCTAAAAGGTCTTGGTGCAGAACCTTTGCCACCATCACTTGCCATATCAACTCCTGTTACTTAATATTTGGTCCAGAATCAGCTTCTGTTTTGTCTTCTCTAATTTCCAAGAACACTGGTAAAAATAGCGCATCTGTATCGCTGTTCTTATCTTTAATTCTTGCGTTGTATTTTACCGCCATGATTTTACCGATTACTTCTTTTCCGATTTTATCTCGTAAATCATCGCTATATCCCGTGCCGACAGAGGTACGAACACGTCCTTCGGAGGACTCTCCAACAAGCGAACCAAGTCTTCCCGTGTATTTTCCGGTGCCTTCTTCCCAGCCCACGATTCGTAAATCGCACTCAAGCTCACCTTTGAATTTGATTTGATGTTTGACACGTTTGTTTTCCCATATTCCACTAGAGTCTTTTAGGATAATTCCCTCTTGACCTTTATCAAGGTAAGACTCAAATAATTCTCGAGCTTCATCAAGAGACACAACGGTTGTGTTCTCGACCAGTCTGATGTTAATGTTATCAATGTTCTGCAAAGATTCAAAACGATCTTTATAGGGTATACGACACACACTGTTTTTAAAGTCTTCATAAGGTATAACATCCCAAACTGTAGCATTTACTTTTGACGCTTCAATAGTACTGATTGTACCCTTAACAGCTTTGTTTAAGATGCCATTACCAGTTTGACGATCCATAATTACACCATCATCAACCACTAACAACTCGCCATCGTATACATAATCTTTGCCTGCAGCTAGTCTGATAAAGTCATCAACTAGATATCCAAGCAACTGAATTTCTTTACCATTACGTGATCGAAATTCAACGGTGTTATCTTTTACAATAGCGTTAAAACGCATTCCATCCATTTTCAGCTGGACTGTCGCGGGAAACTTAATTTTATTTATCAACTTTTCTTCATAGCCACTGCACAGCATGCAAGGGTATTCGTAAATAAAGTTTGGCCAGACCTTGTTAACTGTCGATCCTGATGCTCCACACTTTAAGTCTTTTGCAATGATACGTTCAATAACCTTAGCGTCACTTGCACTCAAACTTGAAAGTGTATCGGCAAGAAAAGCTATTGCAGCATTACCAGTGATCGTACGATTATATAAAGAACTTAAAGAGTATACTGCAACAGGCAAACCGATTGTAGGAATACTGGAAGATTTATATTTTGGAATCTTACGAATGTAAAATTGTATGAATGGATCAAGGGCAAGAAAAATAACTTGCTTAAGTAGTTCATTGTCTTTGTGCTGAGATAAAATGCTCTCTTTTTCAAGACGAGAACTAGTTGCAGCAAGTTGTTCAAATATTTCATTCATAACAATTTAATCTTATTAATTACGGAGTTTGCTTCTTTTAAACTACAGTTGTCCATTACAAATTTATCAACACGATCTTCTGTCACAGTCAACAGCTCTTCAATATAATCTAAGTATCTTTCTGGTACAGAAGCCAGCCATCTGTAGAGGACCTCCTCATCCATCGCCAAGAGGAACTCAAAATTATCTTTATCCTGGCTTGCCATTCTTTTTTTCTTTCACCACCTCGGGGATGAATCCATGTTGAGCAACAAGTTCTGGGGTGATTTTCTTGTACATCTTGTGAAGTGTTTGATCTTTGATTGCACAAAGTACTTTAGCTTCAGATGGGTGGACACCTTCAAGCAATTGAATGAACAATGACTCACGACGAATCTGACTAAGAGGTTGAGCTTTTGTAAAGATGTAAAGTTTGCGCATCTCTTGAGTAAAGTTTGAAGGATTCATTCCCATTGGCGCTGCATCTTCTTTATAAGGTGGAACTCCTTCGGGTAGTTCAAACTTTTTCTCGGGAAGAAAAGCATGTTCAAACAAAGACTTTAGCGCGTTATTGCCCTTGAACTCAACTAGCTTTTCTGGTTCGGTGTTAATAAGCTCTAAAATCTCAATCAAATATTCACGTGCCATTTAAAAATCCTCTATTTCATTCAACAACATTCGGCACTTGTTTTTAATCAAGTAATTCATCACTGAATTCTTATCGCCTACCGAAGGTTTTTCATACTCATCAAGAATGATTTTCTTGATGTCCTCAGGTATATATGCAAAGTCTACGAGGGTAGCATTGCGGTGCCAGTTACGGCGTTCAGCATCATCTCGACAAGCATCAAAGCCGCGTTCCATGAATTCAGCAAGACGTTTAGAGCTTACAGACTTTTGGCGTTCTTCAGTAATAAAGACATCATCCGCGGAAAAGATGTTAGGTACACCATCGCCGCTATCACCCTTAACAATGTGTTCAACCATCCATTCTTTAAGTTCTTTCTTAGAAACTTTGATTTGCTTCTTAAGGAAAGGACTGTACTGAGAGATGTTATCATATTTCTGAAGTTGCTTGAAGTCTTTATCAGAAGAAACAATCATCACAGCTTCATGCTTGCCAAACTCTTGAGTTTCTAGGGCAAGCACACCAATCACATCATCCGCTTCGCAACGATTAACATTGACTACACGCCAAGGAAAGTGCTGCTTGATATCTTCCCGGATTTCGCCAAGCGTATCAAAGATGAACTTCCAATCGAGATCAGAAGCATCACGGGACTTTTTACGAGAAGCTTTGTAGTTAGGAAAGAATTCTTTACGCCAGTATCCACGACCATCGCAGGCAATTACGGCTTCGCCGAATTCTTTGCCATACTTTTTCTTGTAAGACTTAATAGAAGAAATAGCGATGTGACGAATCAAATCTTTCTTCGCCTTAGCGTCATCAGTCTTAAGTTCTTTTTGCATCGTCATAATAGATGCAAGACATACTTGGTTGAAGTCAATTAAAATCATAGTGTATCCACTCCATAGTGTCCAAGCAATACCTTTATTGCTTTAAGAACTTTTATATTATATGCCATATCTTCTAGGCGATGCAACGGAACCTCGTCCATCTCATTAATCTCAGCGTTTTCAACTGTCAAGAATTCATGTTGCTCTAATAGATTTTGAGCAGTAATTCTATCT